GACCCTTCCCTCCTTGGCAGAAATCCATATTTTGCCCTCATTTTGCACCATATAGCCGCTTGAGATTAGCCCTTTGATGGCCGCCGTGTAGGCTCCAGATGGGTTGGCGGAGGTCATTTTACCCCTGGCAAACTCCCTCAAACTCTCTTCGTCGATGCACCAGAAGCGCCCACTTTCGGGCCAACCTGGGCCAGATGGGTTCTCGCCGCCGATGCCTTCTCCGCGCAATTGTTTGAAGGCTGACACGACAACTTTCTGGTTTGCGCCGCTTGGTCGCTTCTGGTTCATGTCTGCCACATCGTCCGGATCGGCCTGCTCAATGGTACAGGTTGTGACCACATCGCCGTCCTCATCCCTGCCCAGTTCATGCACCCTTAGCTTAAATGCAAACGGCTCTTGTGGCTCAAGGTCGCGCTGTTTGGTAGCCGTTGCCGTGCGTATTGAGCCTTCGACTAACAATTCTATCTCTGAATCGCTGGCCGCACGCAAACTCGAATGGCCACGAGCAGCCTTAGATAAATCCTTGCCGGAGTGATGCACGATCATGATATGTGCGCCTGTGACTTCGCGCAGTGCATCTGTATTTGCAATAAAGGCTGTCATGTCTGTTGGCCCGTTTTCGTCGCCGCCAGCCATTGCGCGGGATAGCGTGTCGACCACGATCATGGACAGCGGCTCACCTTTGTCGGCCTCGATTTTTTTGCACAGTTCAATCAGGCTTGCCAGGTCGGCCTCTGGTCTCAGCAGATCAACGGGCGATGGCCTGACAGCCAGCGGAGCGTCCGTTATTCCGTACTGTTTGCGCAGGGCCACGCAGCGTGACTGGAATGCGTTGCCGCCCTCGGTGGCCAAGTATAACACTGGTCCGCCTTTAACTTTGCTTCCCTGCCACTCAATGCTGGCTGACACGCAGAGCGCCATGTCAAGACAGAAGAACGATTTGCCTACGTTGGATGGCCCATAGACCACTGACATCTGACCTCGGCCTAGCCAGCCTTTGATAAGGTAGGATGATGTCAACACTGGTTCAGCGTCTTTCAGCCAGAAGATCGGCTTTTGTTCGGCGTTGGGTATGATGATTGTAGCTTTAGGCTGCACTGGCTCTGGCTCTTGGTCAGGCACCATGTCAAAGTCGGCGTAATGCTCCACGGCGGCTTTCACGATCTCTTCGCGCTGTTTTGCTGGCGTTGGCCGGATTTCCTTGCCGTACTCTCTGACGGCATCTGACATCCTGCCGCCATGTTCAAAGTGCGCCCAGATGTCGAAGGCGTCTCCATAGCAGAACTCACCGCTGGCTTGACCGATGCCGGATGCTCTGTCGGAACCGGAGAGGCTGACCCAGTGCGTGCCAAAGTCCTTCGTGGCAAACGATCCGCTTGACTGCATTGGGCTGCGATAGCTGTCTGATCGGCCTTTGCGCTCATAGCCGTATTTAAGCATGATGTCGGAGATGGTGTGGCGCTGGTTGAATACGTCAATCGGGTCATCACCGTCGTATTTTCTGCGGTTTTCCTCTCGCTGCTGTGCGCGCAGTGACCGCTCTGCTGCGGCTCTTTCTGCTGCTATGGCTTCATTCTTGCGGCGAAACTCTAAGTTTGCCCAGATGGTGCTTTCGGCTGGGATCAGTAGGCCACCGCCTCTGTGGCGCACACCGTGGTAAAAGCTCGGCGTGCCAAACTCATCTCTGCGAGCTGGCGGCACATTTGGCAAATATATTGCTTGCCCACAGCGAGATAACGCAGCATCAGAAATTATACCCTCTCGCTGCATAAGATCAAAGAACGCAAGCTGTGCGTCGGCGTAGTCTTCGCCACTGATCGGCTCGGCCAATGGAATTAGCACGCGCCACTTGCGGTTGTCTTCGCTGGCCCCGGATGACGAATAGATAAGTGCGGATGCGTCGCCTGTGACTGTGGCAACGGCTGTGCGCAGCTCGGTGAGCGACGGATCACCTTCGTCCACGTCTAGGGCGAGCAACCAGTATTCGCCATGCTCGCGCTGGATGGCGTGATTTCTGCCATCGTGATCGCGGTATGTTGATGGAATAATAAACGAGGCATCGGCCTTTTCCTTGGCCTGCGGCTCGCTGACAAGTTCAGCTATTTTGGCTAAATCTATTCCGTCATACTCTGCGTATTTTTGGTTAATCTTTGTATCAAGCGCACCGTGCGCTAACAGTAGCTGCTGCTTGCCAACTTGGCTCGTTTTTGTTAGTCTATTCATGTTCGGACCCTTTCCACCAATCACCGGACTTTTTTCCTAGTACCCCCTGCCAGCGTCCCAACTGGCAGGGGTTTTCTTTTGCCTAGAATGGGATTGTATCATCTCCCAGGGCATCGGCCATTTCCTGCGCTGGTGACGCTGTTTGCGCGACGGCTGGGCCAAAGTCATCCAGAGATGCGTCCACGCCGCCAGCCATCGTCGTTGGCACTTCGTCAAAGTCATCTAGGCCACCGCCCCCATACACTGCGTGAGTGACCTGCACGGTGTCAATGAGTAGCGAAATGCCACCATTTCCGTCTGGATCGGTCACGGGATACGCAGTGACCTTCAGGTTGCCCTTTGAGCCACCCCAGAATGCCACATCGGCCAGCGGTTTCTTTGAGCCGTCGATAACGCGAGGCTTTTCGTTAAGTGCGCCTTGACCGTTAACGCCGTTGCGCTTGGCGCGGAACTCATAGTTGCCGTTCTCCAGCTTTTTCATGCCGAATACCTTGGTGAAGGGGGATTTGGTCTGGCATGTCTCATAGTGGGCTTTTAGCTCGGCGTGAAGTTTGCTCGCTTCATCCTTGCTCATTTCCCATCCGATTGAGTATGAAGCGCCGGAGGCTGTTGGCGCGCACTCCTCGGACTTTTTCTCCGAGGTGTTGAAGCGATAGGTCGCGTTAAGGCGAGGGTATTTGAACTCGACGTTGCGAATCATTACGCTTTTGAAGTCAGTTTTAGCCATAGTGTTTTCTCCTAGTTGAAGTCGGCTTGTAGCCATCGTGGCAGATCAATCACGTTTGTGATGTCTGACCAACCAGTGTCCCATTTTTGACTTTGGTTGGCTTTTGCAATCTTGTCGAGGGTCAGGTGCATTTGCTGCGTACCCCAATCAAGATATTCGGGTGATAGAATGTTGGTTGATACAGCAAAGGGTGCCGCCTTTTCAACATTCACGAATACAAATTGGTTGGCTTCATAGCCAGCCAGGTTCAAGCAGTAGATATAAAACGCCGCTTGGATGGCGTAGTTATATGTGTGCATGTCTTTTGCCACGCCGCGGGGGCTGGCATCCTGACAGGTTTTGAGGTCATAGATGACGCCTTTTGCGTCCCAGTAGCTATCGGGCCTGCATTTGAGCTGCAATCCGCTTACTGGGTCTGTAGTGAAAAAGCTCGCCTCATTGACCGTTGTTGGGCCTGCCATGCGCTGACCTGCTGGATGGAACAGCACGCTGTGCGCCATCTCCTGCGCCAGATCATAGTCTCCGCAAGTCAGGAGGGTTTTACCTTCTGCCTGCGCCTGTTCGTGCAGTTCTGACCATGCTTTGCCTCGGCGGGTTTCTGGTCCGCGTATGACATCAGCGCCGTCTTCAAGCACCATTGAGTGAGTGCAAGTGCCAAGTTCGAATGCCACGCTGGATTTGTAAACTTTGGTTCTCCAGTGTGCCAGTGACTTGCTGTGTACTAGCTTAACGTCAGAAGAACTAATGTAGTCCTTTTTTGCGTGATACTCGGCATTGGTGAGTTTGTCAGCGGGGATCATGCTCATTATATTTCGCCTTCTAGCTTTGCATTAAGCTCGCGAGCGTAAGTTTTTGAGATTGACTCAAGCGCATCACCGATTTGGAACAGTGCTTGAGCTATTCCAAGAATGTTGCCCTTACCTCTGGCCATAGTGTCAAGCGCATCGGCTACGCCTGAGCCACTATCGTGCATGTTCCACTCATGGCCAAGGCTCTCGGCGGCGTGGTCAATTAAAGTTTTAATTTGATCTTCGTTCATTTTATTGTCTCCCTATTCTATTTCCAGTATGAATCTAGTGCAGAGTCTGCGATTAATTTAGCAACATCAATCAATCCACTTATGCGGTCGATTTGATCGCTTTCCGCTCGCTCCATATCAAACAGAATTTCTGGAATTTGCACACTCTCCCGTGATACTTTGATCTCGTAACTTTTCGTTAATGATCGGTGGTTGCCTTGCGCTGCGATCAATCCAGTTAAAGCGGCGCAATATATCTGCATGTAGTCTTTATCTTTCATCCTAGTTTCTCCCTAGCAATATAGCAGAAGGTCTCGAAATCGACCTCCACCGTGTAATCGTGATCGCAATCGGTTAGCGCAGCCAGCGGGATCACACATCGCATTGGCTTACGGTCGTATTTGTAAATCAAGCACGGCATCTTTTGCTCACGCTCGGCGGCAACTTTAACTTGCTCCCACCATGCAGGCGCACCGCCGATGGGTCCGCTGGCGTAGCGTTTAAGCTCCAAGGTAAACGGGAATGCCGGATCGTCTGGGATCAAGTCAGCATGAGCGCCTGCACGGTATTGCTCCAGATCGCGTTTGAAACCGATGCCCAGCTCATCGCGGAGCATGTTGGCAACTTCCCGCTCAAATGATGCGCCCTTATTGCGCCCGTTGACCATTAGTCAGCTCTAGGCTGTTCGGCGTAAATCCCTAGGTTGGCCGCAGCGTTAATAGCTGCCGACCGAATAAACGTGGCCAGCGCCATGCCAGCACGCTCTGCGGCCAGTGTCAGCGCCTCATGCTGGGCCTCAGTTAAGACCACTCGACTTTCTTTCTTCATGTCACCCTCCAAGGTTAATTTGATAGGACGTTACATCCTAAAAAAAGTTAGTGCAAGTGCATCTTTAGGCTTTACATAGGATGATTTACGGATTAGTGTAATTGTATAGCCGAGGCAATCCCGCCAACGCACGCCGATATGGAGGTTCCCATGGCACATTCTCTTTCTTTCCTGCTTTCATCCGAGGCCGCTCAAGGTCGCATGGTCGAGCGCAAGCCAGCGTTTGTTGTTCATGTTGAAACCTCCAGCGACATGAATGTTGCTGATCGTTTCGTTGAGCTTGACGCTGACGACCTCGGTCACGCTGGCGACCTTGCCCACGCTTGGGTTAAGTCAATGGGTAACGCCTCCGCAGCGATCCGCCGCGTGATGCACAATGGTGAGCTGCATAAGCCGTGCGCCATTATCTAATCAACACGGGGAGCTTCGGCTCCCCACTCAAACTGGGAGAACCAACAATGAAAGTATTTGATTTTACAAACGGCACAAAGGGCGACTTACTTGGCGACATCGCAATTGCCAATTCTACTGGCGGCTCGCTCGTCGAGAAAAATGGCAGCACGTTCAAAGTAAAGCTGGCCAATCCTCAAAATGTTGATCCTGTTGCTGGCGGCAAAGCTGGCACTAAGTGGACTTGGCAAACAGGAGCCACCAACATGATGGAAGGCAAAAACCACGCGATTAAGGCAGAAGATTTTGGCGCTGGCGCAATCTGTTTCTGCACAGGCGAGTATTACACTGTTTGGCATGAGGGTCATCCAGAGGCGCAAACAGAATGGTGGTGGGAAGTTATCGGGACCACCGATTGGAACCGCGAAGCCTGTAAGTCAGGCATATTGAAATCCGCAAAATTTTAACACAATCGGGGAGCTTAGGCTCCCCACCAGCACAAGGAAAACGAACAATGAAACATAAACTTGAAATCGCTGGCGAGATCGTCTTCATCATCGCCCTCTTTGCAATCCCATTACTTATCAAAGGAACAATGTAATGCACACTAAATCAATCATCGTAACCAACGTACACTTTCACGGTTTTGCGTTTGCTTATGACCCAGAGACCACTGAGGGCGTGTTTATCCCGGCAGGTGTCATCGAGGGCCACACAGTGAACGCTGGCGACAGCATTAATGTTGTCTTGATCCCCAATTACTCTGACAAGGCCAGCTCGACGCCTTGGATGGCGATCAAGATTGAAAACGGTGTTAAGTTCCCGCAGCCTGAGACCACCGCAGAGGTCATTGAGCTGCCAGAGCCGGAGCCGGAGCCATTGTCGCCGCAGAAGCTCGACAAGGCTGTCTTTGCCTACATTGGTGAGACGAAATACTGCACCACCGCCGAGATTGCTGACTATCTTAACATTGACAGCAAAACCGCAGGTAACTCGGCCCAGCGCAATTTTACCGCCGGACGCATTGCCAAGGCTGCTGTCTATAACCGCGTCGGCCTGACCAAACCCAACTTTATCCTGTGGGCCATGAACGCCTCTGATTTTGTGGAGGTTTGATCGTGAGCAATCTAATTAACTGCCCTGAGTGCGATGGTGATGGAACTGTTGAGCGCGAAGTCTGGGTTGCCCAAAGCGCAACTTGGCATGGCGACTTTGGATGTGAAATTGAAACTTGCGATAATTGTAATGGCGATGGCAAGATTGAGCCGTTGGAGGAAGACGAATGAGCAACTCAGAAAAATTGATTGACCAGGTTATCCAGTGCGCCGAGATGGATATGTCGCAAACGGAAATCGCAGACTTTCTGCGCGTCACGCCTGGCACGATCAGTCGGATCATCAACAAACTTAACATCAAACTGAAAAGGAAACGTCGTGAATATGGACCTAATAATGCAATATATAAAACGGCTGGAAAGAGTGAACTCAATCCTGCTGTCGGAACCGAAGACAGCGATGAGGCCAGCGTTGCAGCAGAGGCTGCAAGAGCAAAGCGCGCTGCTAGAGAAGCTAAGGTCCGCGATCAGCGATCTGCCGAAGCCAGATTGAAGGCCAGCCTTGAGGGTGTGATGAACAAGCATGAACGCTATGAAATCACTTACGGCCACTGCCTGCTTGAGTTTGAGAAGTTGCAGCACAAGCTGGGCAATCGCGATCCATTGCCATCTATGCAGGTTCGCAAGTCAACCATGCACCCCAGCGCCGTTGAGCTGGCCGAGAGACGCCGCCAGCACGG